AGTACCCAAGACAAAAAGTGGTTTACAGACGTTAGTGAAAGCAGATTTGCAAAAGTTCTTTAAAAGACTGAGAAAGCTAACTAATGAGAAAATATCTTATTACGCGGTTGGCGAATATGGGGATAAAAGTGAACGCCCCCACTACCATATTATTTTGTTTAATGTTAATCATGGAATCGTTGAGGCTGCTTGGCGTATTGATTGTGTGGATATTGGTCACGTTCATTTTGGTGATGTTTGTGATGCCAGTATTGGATACACACTTAAATATATTTCGAAAGAAAAACGAATCCCGACATTCAACGGAGATGATAGAGCCAAAGAATTTTCAGTCATGAGTAAAGGATTAGGAGCAAATTATTTAAATGAAAGAACTATAAAGTGGCACAAAAGGCAAATAGAAGAAAGATGTTATTTACCATTAAAAGATGGAAAAAAGGCATCAATGCCAAGATATTATAAAGACAAATTATATAAAGATGGTGAAAAATTTCGCATTAGTGTTCACATGCAAAAAGTTAGTGAAGAGTGGGCTGACAATCTTATTCAGAGTATTGGTGAGGATAATTTCAATGGTAAGTTGGCTGAACGCCACATTAACGAGTTTCGTAAAATGGCTAAAAAATCTAAACAAAGACAAAAACTTTAAAAATGCAAAAAGTAATTAAAAATTCTCAAAACGCACATACGTTTGAGACAAAAGGACAAGAAAATAACGAAGCTAGTATGACTATTCCCGACCAGTCAATGACATTAAGGGAATTACTTATTAGATATGCAAAAGGATTGCCCCTTGAAGGAGCAAGAACACCTATTTGGGAAGGTGAAGAAGGTTACGAAGTAGATCCAGAGACGCTAGATCTAGCAGAACGCGAAGAATTAGCTGAAAAAGCTCGCGAAGAGTTAAAACAGATAGAAGAACGCGTTAAAAAGGTAGTAGCCGACAAAAAGGCAAAAAAGCGTACAGAAATAACAGAGATACAAGAAGAAAAGGATAACAATGTGTAAAAACCACCTAAAAACGGTGATTTTGAGCTTATTATTTTTAATAATAAGCGAGAAAATCGCAAAGCAAGCGAAGCGCGGTAGCAACGCAATAAGCACTAATACACTCTTGATATATTAGTGCTTATTGACACTAAAAGTGTGAAAAAGCAAAAAAGAGCGAAAAGGACAAGGAAGTATGACGCGGACCCTGAGCAATAAAAAGCGATTGAACAATATTTAGTAAAAACACTTAAAAATTAAAAAAATGGGATGGAATCCAAGTACAGGTCAAGCTGCGGTAATCGCTGCAGGAGCTAATCTATTAGGACAAGGCCTTAATTACGCTGCAACTGCTAATATTAACGAATCTACTCAGAAGTGGAATGAAAAAATGTATGGCCAACAAAGAATGGATGCAATGGCAGACTGGATGAGACAAAACGAATATAATAGTCCAGCAGAACAGATGAGAAGGTTAAGAGAGGCTGGCTTAAATCCACATTTAGTATATGGAGGCGGAGCTAATTCTGTATCACAACCAATTAGAAGTACAGATGCAAAAAGCTGGAATCCACAAGTACCACAAGTTGATTTGGCTTCAGTAGCTAATACTGCTTTATTTAAGCAATATGACCTAAGAATGAGAGATGCACAAATAGACCAGACATCAGAAAATGTTAAACTGACAAAAGATAAACAATTAGAAACTCAGGCAAAAGTTGCCGGAATACTTGCATCAAGTGCAAGAACAAAACAACAAATTGCACAATCTGAGCAATTATTTGGAATTACATTAGAACAAGCAAAAGAAAATGTAAGGTCAACAAGAGCTACAATTGATAGTACTATAACCAAAAATGAACAATTAAAAGTATTATTTGAGCCTAGTTTACAAAAGGCAGTTATAGATGTATTACAATCAAGAAAAAATTTAGCAAAAACAGATGTAGAAATACAAAGTCTAAATCAAGCTATAAAAAATGCCCAACAAGATGAACAATTAAAAAGAGATGATCATATGTTAAAAACATATGAAATAAATCTTAATAAAAACGGAGTACAGAAAAATGATAATATAATACTTCGTAAAGCTGCAGAGCATGTAGGAAGATTAAACAGAGCATGGAAATCAAGAAATATTGATAGTAACATGTATCAAGATGAAAATGGAAATATAAAGTTTAAAAAGCCATTAAAATTTTATTAAACAACACCCCTACCTTATAGGGTAGGGGATATCTACGCACATATGTGGAAAAAAAATTATACAAAAATATTAGGTAATGACGAATAAACATTTGAAATTTAATCTAATATAAATTATAGGAAAAGCGTTATGTTAAATACAATTATAAACAATTAAAAAACAAACAATTATGAGACGCAGAATGTATTCTAAAAGAAACCGCCGTCAGCGTTCACGTGGAAAATCCCGAAAACTCCGAACATATTATGTTTCTCGTGGAGGTATTCGTTTATAATAAAAAACCTATAAAACCAACAAAAAATGGCAAAACCAAACATTTTTAATTCGGTACAAGTACAAAAACCGAAGAAAAACGTATTTGATTTAACACATGATGTTAAATTATCAGCTAAAATGGGTCAATTAACCCCAGTTTTAGTTCAAGAATGTGTACCTGGAGACACATTTCAATTAGGATGTGATTCACTTATTAGGTTTGCACCCCTTACTGCACCAGTAATGCACAGAATGGATGTTTCAGTACATTATTTTTTTGTGCCAAATCGTATACTATGGGATAATTGGGAAAAGTTTATAACAGATGCAAATAGTCCATATGTATTACCATTTCTACGTACTGATGTATTAAGACCCGCAAATGCACCTAGTTGGACCTCAAATTTGCCAAAATTTGCTGACTATATGGGTGTTCCACCACCAAATAACGCATCAATTAATGTTGATATTAATGCATTACCATTTGCAGCATATCAAGCCATTTATAATGAGTATTATAGAGACCAAAATTTAGTTCCAGAAGTTGATTATAAATTAGTCGATGGAAATAACGATACAAGTTGGGCAGCAAATAACAAATGGTTTAGAATGCGTTATCGCGCATGGGAGCATGATTATTTTACAGCTTCATTACCATTTGCACAAAAAGGAACAGCAGTAGATATACCTATTGGACAAATAGATGGAAATGCCCAGGTATATTTAAACAATCCTAACGGTGGGACAACACTTACCGGTACACCTTATAATGCTATAGCAGACCAGTTAATTGACGGAAGTATAGATGCCGATGCTTTATTAGCTAATACAGACGGAATGGATATTGGAGCAACTACAATTAACGATTTGCGTCGTGCATTTAGATTACAAGAATGGTTAGAGAAAAACGCTAGAGGTGGTACACGTTATATTGAGAATATTCTTATGCATTTCGGAGTAAGAAGTTCAGATAAACGTCTACAAAGACCAGAATATATAACAGGACTTAAAACACCAGTAGTAATTAGTGAAGTACTAAACACAACTGGAGAAGATGCAGGATTGCCACAAGGTAATATGGCAGGTCATGGAGTAGCAGTATCAACTGGAAAATATGGTACATATTTTTGTGAAGAACACGGATACATTATCGGAATTATGTCCGTTATGCCAAAAACTGCTTATCAACAAGGTATACCTAAGACATATCTTAAAAATGACCCACTTGATTTCTTCTGGCCTTCATTTGCACATATTGGAGAGCAACCAGTAACAAATGATGAGTTATATGCTTATACCGCAACAGGTAACGATACTTTTGGTTATGTTCCTCGTTATGCTGAATATAAGTTTAATCCTAGTCGTGTGGCTGGCGATTTTAGAACATCATTAGATTATTGGCATTTGGGAAGAATATTTGCAAACCAGCCAGCGTTAAACCAAACATTTATTGAATGTACACCCGAACAATGTGATAGGATTTTCGCAGTACAGAGCGAAGAAGATTATTTGTATTGTCATGTATTAAACAAAATACGTGCAGTACGTCCTATGCCTAAGTTTGGTACACCAACGTTCTAATGTCTACAAGATGTATAACACCATTTTACAAGAAATTGGAAGTCGTAAACGGAGTCACTACTGGTTACGTGCCGTTTCCTTGTGGGAAATGTCCACCTTGTTTAAGGAGAAGGGTTTCAGGATGGAGTTTCAGGTTAGTAAAACACGGAGAGCAGAGCAAATCTGCTCTCTTTGTAACTCTTACTTACAACGAGGAAAAAGTACCCAAGACAAAAAGTGGTTTACAGACGTTAGTGAAAGCAGATTTGCAAAAGTTCTTTAAAAGACTGAGAAAGCTAACTAATGAGAAAATATCTTATTACGCGGTTGGCGAATATGGGGATAAATCTGAACGCCCCCACTACCATATTATTTTGTTTAATGTTAATCATGGAATCGTTGAGGCTGCTTGGCGTATTGATTGTGTGGATATTGGTCACGTTCATTT